TAGTGGTGGTTACGAAAGAGTAATAAAACCTCACAGGCGTAAACAAGAGATGCCTGTAAACGTAACACAAAGAATAAACATGAACGGTGATCCTGAAAAAAAATATAAAATGCCTTTAGAAGGTGTACAAGATCTTCAAGATATGGGTGCTGTAAAAGAAGACAAAAAAGGACAATATGTTGTAAACGAAAACCCACAATCTGTAAAAGATACATTAAGGTTTCCTAAAGGTACTAAGCATTATTCAGGTAAACCTTACAAACCAGGTCAACTTATTGATGAATCTGATTATGAAGATATTATAAAAAAAGTAAATAAATCATAAAATTATGGCAAAAAATCCAAAACAAACAGGAGCTGATGCGGTGTGGGGTGGACCTCATCAACCATCAAACTTAAAAAAAGGTAATCCAAGATACGGTATGGATCCCATGCAAGTATTAAAAGATATGCCTATGTATAAAGCTGGCCCTATAACTCAAAAGGCTAAGTAAAAACTCACTATAATGAGTGATAGAATAAGTGAACACATCTCGCTTAAAGAAGCTATTAAATCTCACACAGCCACTCGGTTAGGTATCAATAATATACCCAGAGAACAAGATTTAATAAACATGAAAACTATAGCAGAAAAAGTTTTTGAACCACTAAGGGTAGTTGTAGGTGGTCCAATAGCTATTAATAGTTTCTATCGCTCACCAGAATTAAATTCTGCAATCGGAGGAAGTACATCTTCCCAACATTGTATCGGTTGTGCTCTTGATATTGATGATACGTATGGTTATATGTCCAATAAAGAAATGTTTAATTGGATTAGAGCTAATTTAAATTACGATCAGATGATATGGGAGTTTGGTACAGACGTAAATCCCGATTGGATACATGTAAGTTATGTTTCTGAAGATGTAAATAGAAATAGATGTTTAGAAGCATATAAAGAAAATGGTAAAACTAAATACAAAGTAATATAATGCCTATAAAACCTAAATCACCGTTAAACGGTAAAATAAGTCCAGCTTGTAAAGCTGCAGCAAAAAAGAAATTTGATGTATGGCCTAGCGCTTATGCTTCAGGATGGGGTGTGAGATGTACAAAAGCTGGTGGCCCAGGTAAAATGGGTAAATCAAAAAAGAAGTAATGGCTTATTCACAACATAATTCTCCTTTTGCAAAAAAAAGAGTTTTAAAAAAAGTTGTTAGTCAATTAAACAAAGCTTCTAAAATGCACGCTGCTCAAGCAGATAAAATAGAAAGTTATATTAAAGAAAATTCACCTCTTGACTGTTGGAAAGGTTATAAAAGAAAACCTGGAACTGTAGAGTTTTCTGAAGGTAGTTGTGTAGAGGTTTCTAACTCACCGGCTACAAAGAAAAAACAAAAAGGCGGTGGTACAACAAAAACTTGTTTACCAAAAAGCAAAATAGATAGTATGTCTAAAGAAAAAAAAGATGAATTAGTAAGAGCTAAAAAATCTTCAGGTTCACAAGGTAAATATAAAAGATCATCAAAAACAAACGTTAAAGGTGCTAGAAAACCAGGCGCTACCTTACGTGACTGGTTTGAAAAAGAAGACTGGAGAAGAGTTGATGATCCATCTAAACAATGCGGAGAATAATATGAAGTCACCTAATAACATAAAAGAAAAAGCATACGAAAAACAAAATCGTAAAATGCGATCTGACTATACAAAAGAAACTGGTAAAAAACTAGGTAGTAGACAAACATCTGGTACTGGTAAACGTAGAGTTTCATTTGCTTGTAGATTTGCTGGTATGAAAGGTGCAATGAAAGAAGCTAGTGGTGAGCCAACAAAAAAAGCAATGGCTTTAAAAAAATGGGGATTTGGTAGTGTAGAAGCTGCAAGAAATTTCTGTAATAAACATAAAGAAAAATAAAAATAAAAAAAATGATTAGAAATTATTACACAGAAGCCTATAGTTCAGCAGTAGTACCTTCAGTAAGTGATACATTACTTATTGATGGTAGAACTAAAGCAGAAGTACCTCAAGGTGCTTGGAAACAATATAATATATATGTTGGTGATTCACCAGCAAGTTTACCAGTAACAACAACTACGGATAATACTTCTGTTAGTAATTCAACTAACGTTGGATTAAAATCTCCTAACCCACTTATTAAAGCTGGTATGTTAGTAAAAGGTGCTGGTTTACCTGACGCTGGTTTAACAATTGCTTCAGTAACAGACGCAAGTAACTATGTATTATCTGCTCAAGATACAATAGCAGCCGATGCAACATTAACATATACATATGCTGCAAGTGCTAAAATAAAAGTATTAACAGTTAACAACGAACAGATTACTTTTAATAATCCTATAAAAGGAGAAATATTACCAGTTAGTGTAGTACAAGTGTATTCTACAGGAACAGAAGGTGGTGTAGAAAATTTAGTTGCATTAAGTTAAAAATATATATTATGAATTGGATGTCAAAACATGCTACAGAGCATAAAAAAAATCTTTTAAATGAAATGCCTATAGATAATCATGGGAGTGTATTAAATAATAATGACCCAGAAAAAAAGGCTATAAAAAAAGCTAAAAAATATTTAAAATCAGTAGAAAATGATCCTAGAAAAAAGGAAAAATTAGATTCTATTAATAAAGAATATTTAAATCAGTTTAATAAGTTTGATTTAGGTCGTGATCCAGGTAAAAACTTTGATGTAAATCATTATATTTCAAAAATGTCTGGTAGAGACGTGCCTTTTGGAATGAAAGGACCATTAGACAAAGGTTGTGCAAAATCTGAAGGTGGACCTGGATGTGTACAAAAAAGAGGTGACGAATACGTAATAATAAATAACAAAAAACCTGGAAGCCAAGTTTGGAGAGGCGGTTTTGCTTCAAAAGCAGAAGCAAATAAAGTTTTATCAGGTTATCACGCAAATAAATAAAAAAAAATGGGATACAAAAACTACGAACAACAACAAGCTGTTCACGCAAGCAAAGCTGAAAAGAAAAAAGGATCTAAAGGACCAAGTAAACATGGTTCTATTAAATCTGATGAAAAATATGATGCTAAAATGGCATACAATAAAAATTTAAGCAAAGGTGCTAGATTGCACTATTTAGAAAATAACATTGCTGATCACAAAGGTGGATCATGGATGTCTAAACACTCAAAATCAAGATAAAAAAATGGGAAAATACAAACATCATTCAGGGGCTATCGGTGGAGGAGTCAACCTGTCTAAAGGAAAAACTCCACATGATTCATTAATGAAATACATGCCGATAGATGACAAAGCTTCTGGTTTATTTAAAATGAAACAACCTTTTGAAATGGGTATGTCTATGCGTGGACCATTAGATAAACACGGTATGCACAAAGGACCTGATATGCATGGTAAAAAACATGATGGGCCAAGTAAATATATGGATCACAAAGGACCTGGTAAATATGACCAACCTTTACATCAAGCTAAACCTGATTATATAGATTTAGACGGAGATGGTAATACTAGTGAGCCTATGAAACAAGCTGCTAAAGACAAAAAGAAAAAGTCTCCAGTAGAAATGGGTCACAAAAAACCGTAAAACAGTAGAGTCTGTGTAAAACTCATAATCAACATTAACAACAATCATTAACAAAAATCAAAAATCAAAATTATGGCAAGGTACATTGAAATTTATTCATCTGGAGCAGGGCTTTTAGGTGGAAACCAAATCATTAATTCAGAAAACATTATACATGTTGAGTCTGATGGAAACGCTGTGGTAAAAATCTGGTTAAGTGGTGGTGGAACTGGAGCTGATTTAGCTACAGTAACTGTTGCCCCTTCAGCTGCTGCATCTTCTATAGGTGTAAGAGACGCAATAAATTACGCACTAACTGCTAATCCAGGTGGTGTAAAAGCTAAAGTACAACTTCCAAGTGGAGTTACTGTAACTGAAATAGCTATATCGTAATGAAATCTAGAGGCTTAGGTGACGATATTGAAAGAGTAACCAAAGCAACTGGTATTAAAAAGTTGGTTGACACAGTGTCGCAGGGTTTAAACGTACCCTGTGGCTGTGAAGGCCGAAAAACTTTTTTAAATAAAATGTTTCCAAGAAAATAATGGCTTTTAAACTTACTAATCCACCATATTCTCTTAATAACCCACCTGTTTATCATGTGCCGTTAGAAGAAGGTATATTAGGTAAAGCTGATAGAAATGGAAGTATTTTAATTAATAAAAATGTACAGTCACCTTTTCAAGAACAAGATATTATTAATCATGAAATGGTGCATATAGATCAAATGAAAAGAGGTGATCTTGATTATGATGATAAAAATGTTTATTGGAAAGGTAAAATTTATCCTAGATCTAAAATGAAAGAAGGTGCTAAAAATCTTCCATGGGAAGCTGAAGCATATAAAAATAGTTAATCATGTCAAAACCTAAAAAGAAATTCACAGAAAGTACTGTAGGTAAACTTTTATTTGGTGCTGCTTCAATAGTAAATCCTGCATTAGGGAATATACTTAAAGGAGTAACTTCACCAGGAGAAGCTATAGCAGCTATAGGTAAATCAGACGCAAGCTCTGATGACAAAATTAAATTACAACAATTAATATACGAACAGCAAAATAAAGAAATGGAAGCAATAACTTCCAGATGGGAAGCAGACTCAAAATCAGATTCATGGCTTTCTAAAAACGTACGCCCTATGGTTTTAATATGGTGTATTGTTGTTTTTTCTTTTGCTGGTCTTTTGGACAGTGTTGAAACTGTACCATTTGTTATACATGATAACTGGAACGATACGTTTGAAAAAGTTATGATGGCTGTTGTTCTAGCCTATTTCGGAGGACGAAGTGGAGAAAAGGTTACAAGTATATTTAAAAAGTAAATAAAACCTGTAACTATATTAATAACTAAAATTAATAAATTAAATTCAATTAAAATGAGTGAACCAAACAAAATCAAAGAAGACCAATTAAAGAAGATTCAAGATTTTCAAAAAGAGTTAAATCAACTTTTAAATGAAACAGGTATCTTAGAAGTCCAAAAAACCGCAGTATTAGCGAAATTTCATGAGGTTAACAAAGCAACCGAAGAGTTTAAAAAAGAACTTGAGGAAGAATATGGATCAGTAAATATTAATTTAGCTGATGGCACATATGAACCAATTGAAAAAGACGAAGATAAAAAAGAAGAATAATGTCGTCAGTTATCAGAAAAATCAGCATTGGTTCTGATTATAAAACCGATGCAATGCATTATTCTGTTGGTCAGTCAGTATATGGTGGTCATACTATATCACATATAATAGCTGATCAAAAAGACAATTCTTATAACATTTTTATCAAAAAAAACGATGAGGTATTGCCGTGGAAGAAATTTAATTCTAACATGGCAATATCCGTTGAATACGATTTAGAGTATTAATGAATAGTTTATTTAATTTTATCGTTGAGCCTTGTGGCCAGCGATATAATAATACAATTAAGGTAGGTGACACAAGCCTTATAATTAATACTAAACTAGATAGTTATAAATCTGTAAATAACATAGGTAAGGTTATTTCAGTACCTTTAGCATATAAAACAAAAGTAAAACCTGGTGATTTAGTAATGATTCATCATAATGTTTTTAGAAGATTTTATGATATTAGAGGTAACGAAAAAAACAGTAAGTCTTATTTTAAAGATAATTTATATTTTGTTCAACTAGATCAAATATATTTATATAAAAGAAGTGATAAATGGAAAGCTTTTGGTGATAGATGCTTTATAGCACCGCTAAAAAATTATGACGAAATAAACACTTCTTTAGAGCAAAGCCTTATTGGTGTGTTAAAATACGGTAATAGTTCCTTAGAAGTGCTAGGAATAACCGAGGGAGACGTAGTAGGTTATACTCCATACGGAGAATATGATTTTATTGTAGATGATAAGCGTCTTTATTGTATGAAATCTAATGATATTGTAATTAAGTATGAACGTCAAGGAAACGAAAAAGAATATAATCCAAGCTGGGCAAAGAGCAGTTGAAGAATTAATTAAGGTTGCAAAAGAACCTATTGTTGATTCTGATGATGATATATCAGCTGATAGATTAAAAAATGCAGCTGCTACAAAAAAGCTAGCTATATTTGATGCTTTTGAAATTTTAACACGTATACAAGAAGAAGAAAATATATTAGATAATAAACCTACAGAAAAAAAAGAAAACACCTTTAGTGGGTTTGCTGAAAGAAGATCTAAATAATGTATAAACAAACATTATATAAAATAGTTGATCCTATTAAACCTCAATTAATTAAAAGGTTTAACAAGCATAAAAAATGGGAGTATGGATATAACAAAGAATATGATATTATTGTTATATCAAAAACTGGTCAAATAGGTGAAATATATGAAATACAAAATCTACAAATAGCTTTACCATTAGTAGACAAACCATATAAAAGATCTGATAAAAAATTAGAACAATACTGGGAAGTATTTGAACATAGAAAAGAATTAAAAAAAATCAAAACTATATTTGATTGGAAAGCTTATCCTGAAACATTTAAAGAAAGTTTACATGATTACATTGATAACGAATTTAAAAGACGTGAAGAAGGTTTTTGGTTTTATAACAAAGGTATTCCTACCTATATTACTGGTACTCACTACATGTATCTCCAATGGTCAAAGATTGATGTTGGGCGAGCAGATTTTAGGGAAGCAAATAGATTATTCTTCATATTCTGGGAAGCTTGCAAAGCAGATACAAGATCGTATGGAATGTGTTATCTTAAAAACAGACGATCAGGATTCTCTTTTATGGCGTCAGGCGAAACTGTTAACATGGCCACAATATCGAGCGATGCTAGATTCGGTGTGTTGTCAAAATCAGGTGCAGATGCTAAAAAAATGTTCACTGATAAAATCGTACCAATCTCAGTTAATTACCCGTTTTTCTTCAAACCGATTCAAGATGGTATGGACAGACCAAAAACAGAACTGGCTTACAGAGTTCCAGCGTCGAGATTCACTAGGAAAAAAATGGACAGCAATGAACAGCTTGAAGAAATTATTGGACTCGATACTACCATTGACTGGAAAAACACGGGAGACAACTCCTATGATGGTGAGAAACTCGCGCTACTCGTACATGATGAGGCGGGTAAATGGGAAAAACCTGAAAATATTCTTAATAACTGGAGAGTAACAAAAACAACATTAAGATT